TCTTCAGTGATTGAGAAGGCCATTGCCACTGTCTCGTGGTTGTAACGAGCAGTGTAAGCTTCGTTGGCATCGTCAAAAGTGACACCTGTGCCTTCACCCTTAACAGGTGCTGCACCGAAACCTGACAGCATTACCTCTTCTTCAAACGCCCGGTCTGATGACTCGGTGTCGAAGATTTCAGCATGCTGACCTTCGTATCGGGTGTATTCCATTCCAAAGAGAGCGTTTAGACCGGGCTCTAGTTCTTTGGCAAGTTGTGCGCGAGAAATAGCCATTATCTAACTCCCTATGAAATTGCCGCTTCAGAATCGGCCTGAAGCAATGCATGGTTGTTGATCATCACAATCATAGGAATACCTGCGGCTGCAAAGTCTTCGTTGTCTACATCATCAAGAATGCCAACAATCTTCAAAGGAAGAGAGGCGTTTGATGAGTCTAATGTAGCAACATCCATCTTTGCGGATGAGATTCCTGTGGTTGTACTTCCGCTTGCGCCACCATCCAACATTGTGTTTTCAAAGATAGCTGCTTTAGCGGTTGCTTCATCTGTAATTGTCGCATCAGTAGCGATGACGAAGCGCTGAAGTGGGTTATCATACACAAATCCTGTGATTGGGAAACTTGTGTCTGCACTTCCTGAACCGGCCCATGTGTTCGAGAACACTTTCTTTCCGGTAGTGGCTGAAACATACTCACATCCTTGGAACACGCCAACAAAAGCCACGGTGTCTCCTGAAGCAGAGCCTACAACGATTGAACCACCGTTGTCGCACTTTACTGGAGTACCTTGGAAAATTGCTGCTGCGGAACTGCCGATGGGGTATGCATTTACACCGCCAGTAGCTGGAGTGCTACCCGCAGTGTTTATCGGCTTGAGGCCGAAGGCAACATTAGTGTTTGCCATTGCTTACTCCTTGTTTTGTAGGAGGTCAGCCATCTGACTTACCTCCGAATGATACACGGCTTTTCCTATCCGAATGGATAGGCATTGAGGGATGTTGTTCCCTCATCAGGCTTTGGTCCACGGCTTCCATTTGTTGACGGGTCTGCTCCCGATAGTATTCAGTTCGCTCTTCTACCGTTTCCTCTGGGATACGAGCAAGCATTAAGCCACCTACTCCTATTACACCTGCATGCTGACCATCATCGATAGTTGGATACTTACCAGCCATCTCAGGATATTCATCAGCGCGTACAGGCTCCCAACCTTCCCGAAGCTTGGCGTTTACATTCATCTTGTCATCCTCACCACGAAGTGATGTACGAATCCAACGATGTTGGTAACCGTCCGGTGCTTTCGGGGCCTCCAGTTTAGAAGGAGGTGCCCAAGGCTTTCTTCTCTGGGTCTTAGCGCGAGTTGTCGCTTCGCGTGGCGTTCTTGTAGAATCAGTCATCTCTTACTCCTTAACATACTTTGCATATTCTTCAAGCGGAACATTTAACCTTTTCGCTATTGCGATCTGCGAAGGAGTCAATTTGACTGTTCTGCGCCCCTTCCCTGACGGTGCTTTAGAAGCACTGGACTCCGCAGAAGCGACTCGGGGTCCAGAATCACCGCGCTTTGTTTCCTTAAATTTTTGTGGAAACTCTGCACGAATCCTCTTGTCAAGTTCATTATAGTACTCATCGGACGCTGGGTCAAATCCTTCGTCCTCGATTAGCTGTCTGTGTACGCCAAAAGCAGCGTATGTCATGGGTTGATCGGTGCCAAACCATTCATTACTAGAAGCCCAAGCCTCCGCTTTAGGGTCAGGTGGAGCAGGTTGTTGCGCCGCTTGTTGCTGCGGAGCCGGAGCATTATTTGCTTCTTCTTTAGCAACACTGGCTCTTTCTTGCCTTTTTCGAGCTTGATCCAACTGCGCTTCGTCTAGAGCTAAACGGCTTATATTCTTTTGAGCCTCGAACATGCCGTCGGCATCGCCCTCTTCATAAGCTTTTTGATACGCTTGTTTAGCAGCCTCCGCCTGTGATTTAATTCTAGTGTCAAATTCACCGACGTAAGATTGATCCAAAGACTCTAAACGACTTTTTAGCTCGTCGTTCTGTTTCTTTACTTCTGCTGCAAAGTCAACAGCGGCTTTTCTTTGAGCCTCCTCCTCACGATACCTGTGCGTTAATTTATTTATTCTAGTCTGCACAGACTTAGAGTATTGCTCGAGCTCCTCTTCTTTTGACTCGGATTCTTCCTCTTGTTGCTCCTCTTCAACAACCTCGAGCTCCGCAGAAGTATCATCCTCTGCCTCTATAACTTCGACTTCTTTTTCTTCAGTTTCTGCGGCGTTAGTTGACACAACTACCCTCCGTATGACTTGATATCGTCTGGATCGACGATGGTTGCGATGACTTCGTCATCGTTGATAATGCGGACTTCACCACCCTCAATACTAAACCGAGAGCCAGCATATCGTCCGATACACACCCAATCACCTACCTTACACCAAGGATCACCGCCACCAAATTTGTCGGCATCTTTGTATGCTAGAGGTCCAACCTTTACGACATAAGCTACAACAGTAGCCTTTGACTCACGGTCTCTAACTTGATCAGGAACATAAATACCCCCTTCAGTCTTATCACGACCCATGTACGGCATGACTAATATACGCCATCCAGTGGGTTGTGGAATTCTCTCTGTAAGGGATTTTTTCTTTGCGGCCTCTTCGGCCTTCTTTTTCGCTTCGCGTTGCGCGACAACGTAGTCAGGTACTATCAGTGTCTTCGACATAATTCACCTTTTTCAGCAGGGCCTTTAATTCATCAAGAGCATAAGCGACACCCTGTATTTCGCCGACTCTTGCCTTGTAGTCCTCCCAATCGGAAACACTACCACTTGTGATGGATTGACTAATGTCATCCATCCTTTCAGTCAATCTCTTGTTGTATTGACTGATAAATTTATAAATGTCCATACATGCCCCTTATTTCTTTTTTATAGCGCCTCCGCGCATACGACGCATAGCCATCTTCTTGGCTTTGTTCATGCCGCCCATCACTTTTTTAGCTACTACCTTGCCACCAGCGTTACGACGCATAACTTTCTTTTTAGCTCCAGCCATTTTCCCGTTTCCTTCTTCTAGCCAAGATTAAAGTAATAAAGTCTTCTTTAGTGTAGTTTTCGTAGTATCCCATTTTTTCTAGTTTTTTACTAGCTTCATCTAGCTCGGATAACCTCTGTATAAATACCATTGTAAAGTTTGTTTGAAAAGCCAATAACCACAAATCTATCTTATTAACAGTAAACCAATTGTTCATAGCCACGCAAGCAGCTTCAACTTGTTCGTAAGGTTGTTCGGCTTCTTCCTCTGTACAAATAATAACCGAATGTCTTTTGTCAAAGTTTTTACATTGAGATGCTACTGTAGCCCAAAGGTCTTCTGTGTCCAGACACTCTACAACTTTTAACTTGTCGTCCTGTAACGCCTTCTTTGCGAAAGGACAAGGAGCAAAACCAGCGTCCTTGTCCACAACACTTAAATCAGTGTGCACCCAATTCTCTATTAGTTCTTTCATATTATTTTACACTAGCTTCCGAGCACATACCCGACAGGGTTATCAAAGAAACTTCTTGACTTGTTCGGAGAGTAAAACTGTCCACTAGGCCCCCTCTTCGATGGTCTTAAACCAAGAGCTTCAAAAGCTCTTTGAATCGCGTTTGAATCTTTTCCAACTCGGTACATGCCTCTTTCATCTTGCGTCATGTTAGTAACATCTGTGCCGCCTGTGGCACCTGCCAGTTGCATGATGCCACCTGAAGAAGGGCCACGACCTAGCTCCATGCCGTATGGTTCAAGTATATTATTTAACTCGTCCGGCGTTAACGGAGCTTGATCCTGCATCCCCGGGCCGTACATGTTTTGATTGTCAGGTAGAGGTTCATTATTAATAATTGACTGTATGTTATCTTGAAGATTACTAAACCCAGCCGTTCTAGGATCCTCACCAAAAAGTCCCGTATTTTGTATTCCTGAAGGAGCGTCGGGTCGGGCATTATTCAAATCTAGGTTCATCTTATCGTTGAGGGTGTAAAATTGATCGGCAGGCGCGGCAAATTGATTTTGCAAATAATCTTGAATACCCAAAATTTGACCTTGCCCCTTGTCAATCGTAGCTTCTGCTGGGTTTTCTGAACGAAAGTTAGGTAAACTAACTCCAGACAGTTCGATAGGGCCGTTTTTCCCTGCTATAAAAGATCGCCCATCAACTTCAAAAACTGTTCCTAGCGCAGGTGCTGTTTTTTCTCCAGTCAGAGGGTGCTGACTGAACCTGTTCTCAAAACCTGTTAGATTTGGTGGAGCAATGTCAATTTGAGTGGGAGTTGGGGCTGGAGCCACAGGAGCAAAAGCACCAACGAGAGCATCTTTGGCTTGAGTTGGATTTAACCCACCGAGAAACTGGCCTAGAAGACCACCACCCGGACGAGGGTTATTAGGGTCAAAAGAATCAAAACCAGTCACACCGGGCAAGCCATACTCTTTAGTACCTATCTGAGCCAAGGCCATTCCAATGGGTCCACCAGCAAGACCCATTGCTCCACGAGCAAGCATTTCACCCGTGCCTTGCTTTCGAGCCTGCTCCATTACAGGTCCATAAACTGTTTGATATCCTGCGTCCTGCACCCCCGCACGGAGTTTGCCCTTTTCAGCCGTGTCATAAGCGGGGTTGTAACCAATCTGACCCTTTACATTTTGAGGGTTCATGTACTTTGAAAACTGATTATTAGCAATACCCATACGAGTATTTAGATTCATGTTGGCTGAATAGTCTATCTTACTGGGGTCTATACCAAGAACTCGGCTAAAAAGGCCCTCTTTACCATATGGATTCGAGGGAGTAATTCCACGCTGAGCATTAAAAAGACTCTGCATGTCTGTTACAGCTTGGTTCATGTTGGTCGATGGACCAGTGTAGCCCGGGTTATCAGCGTCGTTTACAAAGTTTCCACCAAAGGTGTAATTACCTGTGGTCTGCGCCCCGTCAGCCATAGCCCCCGCCATCGCAATATCTTGCTGGAGGGATTGATCCATATCCTCATCGGAAAGACCAGATGAATCTTGGTTCCAGTTACCCATTAACTAACTCCACGGAACTTTCCACCTTGGATTGCTTTGCCCATGCCACGACATGACATGTACTTGCCATCTTTAGCATTTATTTCTGCCTCTTGAGCTTCACGAAGCTTCTTGGAACGATCGAATTTTTTTCTCATCCGCTCCTTGGTCTCTTCGTCTTCTTCTTTGGTCTGGGGCTTTGCAACTGATGACATGTGTTTCTCCAATGTCTCTGACCCGCCGTCTTTGCGACCACGGGCTTTCTTCATAAGTTTCTCTGCGGAAGAACGGCTGATACCAAGATCATCTGCAAACTGATTTATTCTTGGTCCTGCCATTTCTTTCCCCAGTTAATGATTTCGTCTATGGTACGCCCACAGCCGATACATCTTACACCTTCTTCGTCCAAGACACAAATACCTACACACGGGCTAGGCTTATTTGTGCTCATGGCCCATCCAGATTCCAAAAACACCAGTCATGGCACCAACTACCACTGAAACAAAAGCTGATTGCTGCGAAGTTGGATCTGGTAAATCCATAAACCATTCAGCGCAGCGCCAAGACATTATCGTACTAGCTAACATCATAAATCGCGGCAGTATCTTCCACTTGAGAAAGGTCTCGACAGACATTACTTACATAAATCTTCGTACTTGGTTGTGTGCACTCTGTGCTGTGCCATGTCACCCACATGATTATTCAGAAACAGCATGTCTAATAGCCTTCGTAAAAAGCTCATTTGGTTAACCCCTTTGCCTTCTCGAAGCTACGCATTCCCCCTAAACCAAGCATACCCAACAAGACAGTCATTAAGCTGTCCATATCAAAAGATGGATACGCTACTGCCTCAACGCCCATATATGCAGTCACTACATCCATAGTCGGGAAGACCAAAAAGTGAGCGAACAAGGCCAAGCTACAGCACCAGCCCACGCTCGGTCGCCAACCCGCCACAAAAAGATTTCGGGACTTGGCTTCTTCAGCATTGATAGCCAATTGACCTTTAGCAAGTTCCTGTGCATGACGCTCCGCCATAGTGGCAATTTCATGCGCCAGCTTGTTCTTCTGGTCTTTGTCCTCGACAAACTTACCAATTAACTCCGTCGCCGGTCCTATTAAGCTTTGTAACATTATTGACCTCTCTTCAACGCGGCTTGAGTGTTAATGCGATAGATGTTCACATCGTTACGATCATTGGCAATACCCTGCTGTGCCTGCATACGCTGCATAGCCAACTGTGCCGACTGTTCCAACTTAGCCTGATCAATCTGGAAGTCCATTGCATCATTCTGCATCTTACGCTGTATTTCTTGCGTATCGTTCTGCAACTCCTGCTGGCGAATCTCAACCAGTGGGTCAGGCTTCTGCGGCGGTATTAGAAGAGGTGCCAACTGTTCAAGTGTCTCTGATATCTGCTGTGCAACCATAGCTTCTACAGCCATTGGGTCAACCTGTGGCACTACCTCTCCAGCCATTTGTGCTTGTTGAACTGCTTTTTGGAATACATCCTCAACAATGTCCCTAGCAAACAAAGACACATGCTCCTGAATGTGAGCCTGCAACAATAGGAAAGCCTGCGGACTAGCCTGAATAGCAGGAGACTGAATCATGGATGCATGAACTCTGATATGAGCACGGTGATCCTGCTCCTTAAATGCCTGACTAGGTGCACCCTTCAGAGCCATAGCATTTTCCATAGCCGGATCATTCGGCTGTGGAGGCTGCGGGGCGGGTAGGATAGCGTCGATGTTCTTCACATCCAAGGCATCATACATCCGGCGATAGGCTTCATACAGATTATGCATCTGCGGCGCGGCCTGTGCTAACTGCAACTGTGTCTGTGCAAGAGACAGCCGCTGGGCCATAGAAAAGATTGACGGGTCAGAGACAGGGAGAATATCTACACGCCCGTCAAAGTCTTGTGCCATTATCTGTGGGTTGACATTCGGACCAACCATATATGGATACGGCATCGGATTCGTAGCAAAGATCTCCGCTAACATACGGAACTCTGCTTTTTGAGCGTAATGTAGGCGCTTATGAATGCTTGAGATAATCTTCGAGCCCTGTTCGATAAGAGCTACCGTTGTTCCCACGGGGGCCTGTGAATTTACATCCGCGACCTTTGTGTCTGCAACTTGTGCAAAGCGTCTACCTGAATCAACGACCACCCCGAGTAATTGAGCCAGCGTTGCAGAAGGCTCCTTGTATGGGAGTGGGATAATAGAACTCCGAACATCACCGCCGGGAACATCGATATCGCGGAACTCACCCGGGTTAATAGGCTCATCGTCATTTCTGACACGAACACCACGGGCTTTGAAACCACCCGGTAAATTCGAGAGCGTACCCGCATCAATAAGCTGACGGAGAATAGATGTGGCAGCACGAGATAATCCTCCAATCATATGCAGTAAACCAAACCCGTAGAAACCAAAACCGGGCAGGAACTTGAAGTGAACAAAGTAATCACGCTTCCGGCGCATTGGATCCTGCTCACGATAGTTTCTTACTACCGAGAGAATCTGTCCCGAATCACCGTCCATAGTGACAATATACGGCAGCTTGATACCCGTAGCTTCACCTTCCTCATCCAGATCCTCAAATCCTTCAAGGTCAAGATCAACATGGACTTCATGGATAGTATAAAGCTCGTCACTGTATCCCGGGCGCAATCCCTGAAGCTCGTCAGCCTTTCCACGAATTGTTGAGTCAGACTCTTCATCTTCTGTTGCAGACAAGTCAACATCTCGATATACACCTCCTACCTGTAACTTACGGATTTCATTCTCGCTCATACGAACGACATGTGTGTAACGCTCCGCTGTACGCAAATCTGATGCAGCATACGGCACAACCAAATCTTCAGCCGGAACAAACTTAGACACAGCACGTTGCCGTGTCGGATCAAAATAAACTTTCTTAAATGTAGAACCAGTTATCGGAAGATAAAATAACATCTGATCCGTGTCCTGATCAAACTCCTCCATTACCTCCGTAATCTGGTAATTCATAAAGTCCTTAACACGCTGGGCCTGATCCTCAACTTCCTTGGTCTGCTGACCAAGTATCTGCGTCTTTACAGGACCACCCGGAGGCAACATCTCTTTGTATGCCTGCGCCTGAAACTGCGTCACAGCTTCACTCAATAACGGATGCGTTACACCAGACGAACCAAGAAACGGTTCGGAACGCTCCTCGTAATTAATCCCCAGTAATATTAAACCCTTCGATATAGTCTCTTCCCACTCCTCACGAGAAGACTTATCCTCATCTACCTTAGAACCAAGGTCCGAGGA